CGAGATTAGCTGCAGTCTCGTGGGCTCGGAGATGTGTATAAGAGACAGGTTCAGGCCCATGCCGGGAGCCAGCGCGAAGGGGTAGTTGGCCAGCAGAGCCATCAGGGCAGTGCCGACGAAGGATGCCAGAGAGGTGGCGATCAGGACGGCATTTGCATCCATGCCGGAAGCGGAAAGGATGCTGGGGTTGACCGCAAGGATGTAGGCCATCGTCATGAAGGTGGTGATGCCTGCCATGACCTCGGTCTTGACGTCGGTGTGGTTTTCTTTCAGGTGAAAGATTTTTTCGAACATGAAAGTTCCTCCTGTTTGTGTGTGAAGCTCCCGCCGCCCGCAAGCGGCAGGGAAAGAACAAAGACTATTGTAGCACTCCTGCTGGATGCTTGTCCACCGAAAAAATACAAAATATTCACAATATTGCAAAATTTGATGAATGAGTATGACTTTTCAGAGGGGGCTTTTGTGAAGCGTGCATGAAAATATGGATCATTGTATTGACAAAAAAAGAAAAGAAATGAAAAAAAGAGGTTGACAAATCCAGAAACCTATGATAAAATAAGCAAGTCGTCCGGCAACGGACACAAAAAGAATATGGGCGTGTTCCCGAGTGGCCAATGGGGACAGACTGTAAATCTGCTGCTTTCAGCTTCGGTGGTTCGAATCCACCCGCGCCCACCAAGATAAAACACCTAGAAACGTGAGTTTCTGGGTGTTTTTCTTTTGTCGTAACCCACTATCAAACCCACTATTTTCTCTAAAAAAAAATAAGGGCCGCAGCCCTGTGGTGGGAGCTGCGGCCCTTGCTATTACTTGCCCTGTGCCTTCAGGCGGTCAAAGGTCTTGTCTGCTTCCAGCGCGGCGGGCGTGAAAGAGTTATTCTTCCACCACGCCACAAGGGCGGTGACAGTGGTAATGCCCGCCGTCACCAGCTGTTCCACGGTGGCGCTCTCGATGGGCAGCACGGGCTTGCCCAGAGCGCTGAGCACCTGATTGGCCAGTGCCAGCAGCAGGCAGGCGGTACGGGCGATGGTGCCTGCGGTCACGGTGGGTGCGTTGTAGGTATGTGCTTTCATGGCTAGTTCCTTTCTCTTTCGTGTTCGTGTGTTTCCAGATCCGCAAGGCGGTGATTCACCACCTTCATCTGTTCTTCCATCACCGGGACGCGCTCGGCAAAATTGTTATGCCTGCGCACCTCCCGGGTCAGTTCTTCGATCTTGTACTCAGTTACCGCTTGGCTTTTTCCGTTAGCGATCAGCACGCCGATCAGGGTCACCGCCCCTGCGATGATGGCCGAGATGATGCTCTCCATTGGTGTCACACCTCTTCCTCGGGGTCGTCCTCATTTTCTTCGGCGTCCTCCCAAGCCTGCTGGATCAGCGGGCCATTGGCGCAGATCGCGTCCATGGTGGCGTCTGCCTGAATGTTGGTCGCCATCAGAGCCTTGTCCATGGTGCCCATGGCAAAATAGCCGGTGAATACCTCGCCGCCGGGCAGGGGCGCTGCTACGGCGATCTTGGTGACCTTGTGCTCCTCCAGCGTAGCGAGTACGTCAGAGAGCCAAGCTGCATAGGGTGCATAGTCAAAGGCGATTTCATGGCTGCCGGCAGAAGAGGATATACTGTGCCGGGCTTCCGGTGTAGCTGCTTCGCCTCCAACATAGAATCGGAGCATCGACTGGAAGGCATCCGCAGACTGCGGTGCGGGGATTTCCTCCCCGTAAAAGCGCTGGAATGCTCCCAGCGTGAAGCCGAGAGGGTCTTTTTCGGCAGCACCCCGCAGATACTGATTTGCCAGCCATACCATAGGCCGGAAGTCAGAATTGATTTTGCGCCCCTCCCACACGGTTCCCGGGAGGGCGTCCAGCAGCAGGTCAGCCATTTTCCAGCGCCGCCAGCTCTGCCAGCAACTGCTTGCGGCGCTCAGCCTTGTCCGGCTGTGCCGCCGGATAACCCACGGACGGCTTATGCCTGTGCTTATTCTCGGCACGGCGTTGTGCACGGTTGCCCTGCGGCTTCAGCGGCACGGTGACAGCGGCCTGTGCGGCGGCCTTTTCGGCTTCGATCGCGGCTTTGAACTCAGTAGCGACCTGCGTGCACTTGCCCAGATCGCTGCCGGTCAGACCGAGACGCTGCGATGCACCATCGCCCAGCACCGCGTCAAAGTAGTCCATCAGCACACGGCACTGGCTGCGCAGAATGTCAGAGTAACTTGTGTTCTCCTGCTCCAGCCGCTTTGCTTCAGCCTTGGCACGGCTGATCTGCTGCTTGGATGCAGCTTCCATGCGGTCGATATCGTCCGCGTTCAGCGCGGAAAACTCAAACTCCAGATTGCAGATGATCATGTGATATTTACCTCCTATAAAAAGAGCCCCCGCCAGCGGGTGACGAGGGCTGATGTGTGAAGTTAGGCGGGGGCGTAGGTGTACTCCGTAGGAGTGCCGAAGCCCTTGAAATCGCAGGCAAAGGTGGCGTTTGCACCCGCGGCGCCGCCCTTGTCCGAGGTCAGGATCAGTGTGCCAATGCCCTTCTCGCCCTTGCCAGTGCGCAGAGAGAAGTAAATGTACGGCACAACGACAGACTGACCACTGCCGAAAGCGATCTTGTGGGAGAGCAGGAAATCCTGAAACGCGTCTCCCACGCAGCGGTCACCGTTGATGGTGAGGGTGCGCTGGGTGGCACCCTTGGTAGTACCGGTGCCGGATCGGATGTAGGTGTTGTCGCTGGTGGATACGTTCAGAGCACCGCTGTGCTCCTTGACGTGATCGGCGCAGACGATCCAATTGCCTTCGGCGGCCTGATTGGTGGTGTCCGTCTGGACGGCGAACACAAAGTCATCTGCGGTCTCAATGCCCTTATAGGCTGCGCTCGGCTCAATGCCAAAAAGTTCCTTGGCCTTTGCCACTGCTTCGGTAACAGTCATGTGTTATCTCCCTTCCTGATAATACTGAAGTTGGAGTTGAATTTGAAAACGGCAGGTGTTTGAATCCTGCGATAGGATATACCCCGGAGAGAGGCAGACCACCTTCTCAGCGCGTCTGCCATCCCCCAGAACAGGGAGTTTGCGTGCACGGGACTGGATCTCTACCCACTCTGCAAAGTCCTCCCAGAAGGAAGAGTTTGCCGCCTGCTGCACCTGATCCTCGGAATAGCTCATGCGGGATGCCAGTATATAATTCTTGGCTCTGCTGCTTCCTCCGAAGTACTGGGCGAGCAGTGGTGCAGAGGGGGTGCTTTCCAGCGAAAACGGCACCATGTCCGGCTCACCGGTTCCGAGGTAATCAATCCCCAGAACCACATCACCGTTGTTCAGTGTAGTTATAAGCGGACAGGTTGCGAGCCAGTCCAGCATGGCCTTTACGTCTGCGGTTTTCTGGCTCACTTCAGATCCTCCTGTGCGCGTGCTTTGACAAATGAGATGAACTCTGTACGGTGATCGTTGATACAGCGCTCACCCCAGTGGGGACCGCGGCCATCCTCGCGGACGCCGCGCCCCAGTGGCAGGCGGTAGTACTGGGCACCCGCATAAGGGATGACGTGCCGGATCTCGCCGCTGCCCAGTACCGTGTGTGTTTTGGCGCTGTTAGCCAGCGCACCGGTGCGTAGCGGCACATAGGGCGTTACCAGCCGGATGAACTCCGCGTCTGTTTCCTTCTGCAGCTGTTCAAAGCCGGCGGTGAAACGCCCGCTCAGGTCTGCCGCCCAGCGGATCCCCAACCGGATCGTACCGTCCTGCCCCAGATCCACGTCCCGGGGCTGGTTTATGATGAGCAGCGGGTTTGCCATTAGCTTACCTCCACGCACCAGTGGGGCACACGCCCATCGCGGTTGTCGTGAATGCTGGTCACTGTAGCGGTGCGGCCGCTGGGCAGCTGCACCTTATCTGCCAGTGACAGCGTCCAGTAATCGCTGCGCCGGGACGGGTCGATTGCCTTGAAGGTAGACGCGGGCAGGAAGCACCGGCCTGCGTCCATGGCGGCCTTCGGCCGATCCGCAGGTGCTGCAGTAGAGTAGCCCGGGAAGATGCAGATCACCGTTGCATCCCGGCGGGAAAATCCGGGGGTATCGACCTGCGCGCTTTGGACTTCCGCACAGCTGACCTTTGACAACTGAAAGGTGTAGCTGGTGTCAGAAGTCCCCGCGCGGACATGGTGGATAAAATTGACGCTCTTGGTAACCAGAAGAGGCTTGCCCACGAAAAACACCTCCTCAGCGTCTACGCGGCGGGTGATAAACCGCACCGGCGTAAATCATCCAGCGGGTAGCCGGAGCGGACAGAACCCGCAGGATCAGCTGATCCTGTTGCTGCTGGATCGCAGCCTGCGTGCTCTGCGCTGCGGCGTAGCTCTCGGAATAACCGTGGTTGTTGACGCTCGTTACACCGGACAGACTTGCCTGTGCGGCGCTGTCGCCGCCCAGACTGCACATCAGGGTAACCAGCTGCGCCTGACACTCGGCCAGCTGACTGATCTCCTCCGGTAGCGCCGCCAGAACCGCCCGCCAGTGGGTTGCCCCTTCAATCTCCAGCGCAGCTTTGGCTGCCAGCTGCCGGAACTCTGCTTCTGTCAGAGTGGTGTCGGGGCAGCGCTCTTGGTAATCGGTGTAGGTCAACCAGCTATCCATAGGGCGCTCCTTACACGGTGAAGTTGGCCTTGGGGATCACGAGCTTACCCATGCGGACGTTCTTGTGGTTGAACTTCAGCTTCCAGTTGCTGGAGGTGGTAAACTCGGCGTCAGTCGGGGTCTCCTTGGCGATCTGATCACCATCGAAAGACAGACCGTTCGGGTGCAGCACGATGGCGCGGTTGTTATACAGGATATCGGTGCCGCCCGCCTTGGATGCGTTGTACTCGGTATAGTCCGGGGTGATGACCTTGGGGGATGCAGTCAGGATGGAACCCTGACCAAACAGCAGAGACTCGTAGTTATCCGCGGTAGAAGTGCCGCGGTCATTTACGATGACCACCAGACCGTTGATGGTGGGCAGGTTGACTTCCTTCTCCAGCACGTTGGTGATGACGTACTTGTTGAAGTTTACCAGACCCATCTTCTGGTACTCTGCGTAGATCTTGGAGTGCATCACCAGCAGGCCGAACTTGCCGGCCATATCGCCCAGAGCGTTCTGCTGAATGTCGATCAGCTGGTTGGCGGTCACGCCGCCGGCGCTCTTTTCGATGGTCATGATGTGGCTTTCCAGACCGGTGGCGCCCAGTGCGGCGTTTGCCATCGTGGTCATAAGGTTCTGCCAGTACATACGCCAGTAGCGGCCAGTGTTACGCGCTACGGCTGCCATAGGATCGGCAGCGGTCAGCTCGCGGGTCAGGTCAGTTGCCTTCCACGCCTTCATGCGGTCCACACGGATCCACGTCTGCTTACCGCCGGAGATCTCGGTGGGCACGTTGTCGTTCACGCCGTCACGCACCAGCGGAGCATCCTCAGCAGGATCCAGCGGGTTGTAAAAACGCAGGGTACCCATCACGCCGCCCTGTGCGCTCATTGCGTCAGTCAGGGACTGATCGTTGGCAAGGATGCCGGAGGCGTAGATGGAATCGGAGAAAGTGGCTTCCTGATCCACAAAGCCCTGATAAACTTCAGGATCGAACGGAAAGCCGCCAAAAGTGCCAGTTACAGGCATAAGTATCTACCTCTCTTTAGTGTCGTGCAGCCCGGATCTGAGCCGAAAGCTGCTGGAAAAGTGCAGGGTTGCGGGTGCGCAGCGCCATGCGCTCGGCACCGGTCATTGCCAGAAACTCGTTCAGGTTCGGCTGCGCATTGCCGCCCTGAGCACGGGGCTTCGGGATGATGATCGGGGGAGTGCCCGGCTGGTCCTGATCCTGCTCGTGGTTGTCACCGTCCTGCCCGGCGGGGTCCTCCTGCTGGAACAGATACGGCTTGCGGGCCTTGAGATCCGCGAAAGCTGCCTTGACGTCCTCGCTCTGGTTCTTGCTGTCGCGCAGTGTAGCTCTGTTCGGCAGCAGCGCGATCACGTCCTCTTCATCCAGCGCGCCGGCCTCCCGGGCGGCGGTACGGAGCACACCGCTGAAGGTATATTCCGCTGCCTGCGTGGTCAGCTGGTTGGTCAGATCCGTGATCTGGTTGCGCAGATCGTTCACGTCTACGCCCTCAAAGGCTGCAAGACCCTTCTGCGCAGTAGTCAGCTGCGCCTGCAAGCCCTGTACAGTGGCCTGATGGGCGGTTTCGTCCTGACCGTGCAGGCGCATGATCTGGTTGATCTGCTCCTCGGTCAGGCCTTCGATGGCTCTCAAATCCTCGCGTTTCATGGTTTTCCTCCTTGGAGAGCTACGGCACTTGGTATCGTGTTGCCTTACACGGGCTCTCTGCCCCTCTTTGTACACCGGGGGCTCGGTGTGATCTGGGTAAAGGATAGCAGCATCCCGGTCAGAAAAACGAACACGATTAGAAAAACGTCAACCTGTCAACCATGTCAACGCCGGTTCCCTGTAATCTCTCGCGGGCGCGCATCAAGCGTGTTCGCACGGGTGTATTCTTCTTTTCTTCTCTTTCGGGTCTGGATATAGAATTTAAGTTGACATGGTTGACAGCTGCCAAAAGCCGCACCGTTACACGCTTTTTCGTGTCAACAAAAAAGCGCCCCAGAGCATCTGGAGCGCAGCAAAGAACATATTATTCTGGGGTATATTCAAGCAGATCACCGGGCTGGCAGTCCAGCAGCTTGCAGATCATCTCAATGTTTGACCACGAAAGCTGCCCGCCGGTTCTTAATTTTTGCAGTGTAGATTGGCTGAACAGCCCCTCCCTGCGGATCCTTGTGGTGTTGTACCCGGCAGCCTTCAGGGCTTCCAGTACATCCATTTTGTATTTCAGTGGCATAATATCCCTCCTCCAGTATATCATAGCAGAACCATTGCACGAAAACAAGTGCAAAAACTCCAAAATTATGCACTGATATTCGTGCAAAACATCAATATTAATGCACTAATATTCGTGCTATAATAAAGCCGTAGAACAAAGCACCCACAAAACAGACGGAGGAAATACCATGGAAATCAAAAACGTGCACTGCGAGAAGCAAGCACTGGAACTCTTCAGGATGATGCCGGACAACAAGAAGTCAGCTCTCCACAATGCGTTGAGCAGAAACCTCGAGTTTACCACTTCTTGGGGGCTGGAACTTGGCGAACTCCGTGCTTATGAGAACGGTGTTTACATCACTCTCCAAGGTACCCGCTGCAGCTTTTCCGTGTATGCAGAACTGGTAAACGGAAATCCTGTTTTCAAGCGCAAACCCCCTGAAAGCAAGCTCAACCTGAAATTCAGAAGCGGCCTGCTGTTCGATGCTGGAGATTTCAACGAATTCTAAACAATATTGGAGGACTAAAAACCATGAAAACCCTGAACATCACTTACGACACCACCGAGATCGAGGAGAACGGCAAGCCGATCACCGGCGAGACTTGCTACAACCTCAAGCTGCGCGATGAGCTTGCAGACCAGCTGCTCCGCACCGGAAAGTGCGATCCCATCAGCATGATGCACATTGAGCTGGTGCTGCAGGGCGTGGAACTGCTGCAGGGCAGGAAGATCGTACTGGACAGCATCAAGCACTTTGAACTGGTAAAGGAGTAAGGAGGACGAGACCATGTTTGAGATCACCGACACCGAGAAGCTGAGAGATGCTTACACCCTGCTGGCATTCATCCGGGACGACGTTCCCACAACCACCGCCGAACAGAAGTCCGGCTTGGCCGCCTTTATGGTCAGCATCAAGAAAGAGATCCGGGCCTACAACAACCGCCCGGCGCCTGACAGCCACATTATCGAGGAGCACGGCATTAATGGCTACATTGAGCTGGTGCGGCTCCCGGACGAGCTGGACAAGGTCAATGAGGACGATGCCGCCGAGTGGTTCCAGGCAAATCGCTACTATGAGTTTCGCCCCACACCCTATGACTGTTCCGGTCAGCGCTTCACAAACTGGTACAAGCTGCACCGCCGCTGTGGGCACTGGTTCGCATATCATTCGGTCAGCTTTGATGTTTAATCAAAAAGGGGGACAAAATCATGAAAACCAGCACCTTCAACCGCATTTTTGAGAATGCCCGCACTGTGAACATCCAGAGCAACGAGTGGTTTAACTATGCCGGGTTCTTCTGGATGCAGTGCACTGAGAAGCAGCTGGCTCAAATGCGGATGCTGCTTAAAGCGCAGAACTGCAAGACAACCATGAAGAACGGCGAAGAATGGTACATTCTGAATAGCGGAACGCTGATCAAAGTACACTAAGGAGGTTTTACTATGAGTGAAAGCACAAAGAAGATCCGCTGCGCAGCGGTCATCACCAACGATCTTGGGCAGCTGCTGGTGCTCCAGCAGGGCGATACCCACCGGCTGCCTTCCCGTGAGATCGAGTACACCCAGAACACGAACGAGTGCATAGAAGCCGCGCTGCGGGAGGTGCAGGAGAGTTGCCAGATCCGCGGGGTGCAGGTGGACGTGGCCACCGGGCTGCTTGAGCTGGATCCCGAAAAGAGCCTGCTGCTGGTGTTCGGCTGGATCACCGAAACGCCGGAGCTGCCCCCGAGCAGCACGCCGGACAGCGAGCCGTGTCCTGTCTGGCTGGCAAAGAAGAAAGAGCAGCAGCTGGCAGCGAACCTGTGGAACGTCTACAGCCACCCCACGGATCTGGCGCTGTCCATAGCGTTGATGCAGCGCAGTCAGCTGGATATGACGAACGCACAATAAAACAGAACCCCGGAGGTGCTGCCCTCCGGGGTTTTCTTATTTTTTCGCCTGTGCTGCTGCGCTGCGCCCGAAGCCGGGCACGCTCTCGCGCAGCTGATACTGGTGCAGTCCTGTCTGCTGCAGAAAGTCTTTCATCTTTGCACGAGAGACTGCCAGCTTGTCTGCCGCGGCTTTTTCGGCATCCTTCTGGCCACTTTCCTTAGCAACAAGAAACGCCCGCTTGTCAGCCCGGATCTGGCGTTCCTGTGCACGTTGCATCTGGGTAGCCTTGTACCGCCCGATCTCCTTCCCGTTGTAGGAAACAGTGGCGCTGTTGATCCGCTCCAGACGCTCCGGGGAATAGCTGCGTGTGCTGGCGCCTTCCCAGTACATACTCCAGTTGTGTGCGCAGTTTGCACCCATAAAGCCGCGCACATCCCCGTAGCCGATATCTGACAGGGACAGGTACCCGTGCTGCCCGCTGCGGCTGACCAGCTGCCCCTGCCACCAGCTGTGGTTGGTCAGGTTCGGCCCGCCGTTACCGGTACGGGCGCCCACATGGGCATCCAGCTCCATCAGATCGCACTCCAGTGTGTCCGCATTGTAACGGGTGATCTCTCCGGCGGTCTGGTTTACCCCGGTGCGTGTAGCCCGTAAGACCACAACGTCCAGCGTATCCACATGGCCGCTCGGGTAGGTGATCGCGCCCAGACCCTTGGCCGCCAGCTCATTCAGCGCCCGCCGGGCGGCAGCATCAGAGCTGAAGGCTCCGCTGATCGCGTCCGCGTGCGCCATGTCCAGATAATAGGCCAGCTGCCGCTGGGAGGTCTCTGTCATGTTCAGGTTACCCATAAGCGCGCGGGTCTGGGTCAGGTTGTACAGGGTGTTCATGGTGCGCCGGTAGCCGCTCTGGACGATCTGCCGCGCCTCCTCGTTCTCCCCCAGTGTAGGGAGTACCCGGCCAGCCTTGGCGGCGTCATTCACGTCAATCCCGTAGGCCTGCTTCATGGCTTGCGCGAAAATAGCAGCCTCCTTTGGGCCGATCTGCTGCACGATCAGGTTCATTTGCTGGATCAGATACGCCTTGCTGGCGCCCAGCGCCTGCGCCCGGTAGCTCTGCCACTCGGCTGTGGCGGTGACACCGCCCGCTTTCACGATCCGGCGCACCATATCCCGCAGGATCCGCTCGTTCAGCTCGTCCCACGGGGCAGCCAGCAGCCCGGCATACGCGTTGACCTGCTCCGGCGTCAGCATGGGGTCACCCGATGCTTGTCGCCTTCCAGCGTCACCTCAAAGCCCAGCAGACGGATCATGCGCTGCGCTTCGTAGTATTTCTCCCACAGTGCCGGGCTGCGCAGGATCCGGGCGTTGGCCATCAGCCAGTCCATGCGCTCTGCTGCCCGGCGCAGCTGCGCGGCCTTTGCGCTCTTAGCCATCGCCATTGTCGATTACCCCCTGCAAAATATCTGTTGCGGCGCTCTCGGTCTGGATCTCCCGGATCGCCTGCGCCGCAGTCTCCTCGTCCTCGCCAAAGAAGTGCTGCCGGTATTCGGCCTTGCCGCGCAGCCCCATGGACACATCCTGCCGCCACTGATCCATTTCTGTGATGCGGTCAAGAATAATGCTGTCATCCCAGTGAAACGCGATGCTCAGCTTCCCGCGCCCGGGCGCGCCCTTAATGTGATCACCCCAGTAGTCAAGGGCGTCAATCAGACCGCGCAGCGCGTCCTCCAGTGCTGCCTGCAGATCGGAAACGGTGGCGTACAGCTTCTGGCGGCTGCTCACGATCTCGGTGGCGGTCTTTTCCACGTCTGCCACCTGTGAGATTACGCCAAAGCTCAGCCCGGCGTGGCTCTCTACGTTGCGCAGATACTGGTTCAGACCGGTCAGGTAGCTGGTATCACGCAGCGCGGGGGCAAACACCTGATAGAAGGGCGCGTTCTGGGTGATGCCGGTGTTCACGTTCATGCCGTGAAAAAGGCGCTCCCGGTGGTGCGGCGCCGTCCCGGGGATCCCCTCCGGGGGCACACCGTACAGCTTCAGCGCCTGCGCGCGTGAAAGATCTTCGCCAGCGCCGCCGGGCTTCAGGTAGGTATCCGGCACATCAATCGCCATTTCGGCGGCTTCGTACTCCCAGTCAAGCCGGGTGTACTGCTCCTCGGCGTCAATGATCTGGACGCGGGCGGGCTCAAACATAGCCGCGCCCAATTCGCTGCCGGGATCTACGCTGTTCACGATGGGGGTGACGAAGTAGCCCACCGGCAGCTTCTCCAGCCCGGACAGGTACGCCACCGGCTGGATCTCGTCCCACTCCGGGCGTATGCTCAACTCGTCCGGGCTGCCCAGACTATCCTGCGTAGAGCTGCGGAAAGCCATGTTCACCACTTTGACGCAGGGAAACTGCACCGGGGCGTCAAGGTCGTTGTCCTCCAGCTGCGCCAACTCTTCGTCCCGCAGATCCCGGCGGCTTTCCAGTACATGGAGCCACTCCAGACGGTGGTAGTAGTTTTCATTGTCCTGTATGGTGTCGATAAAAACACCCTCGGTCAGACTGCCCTCAATGTCGTGGGACACGGGAAAGTAGCAGGCGGCGTTGCTGAAGGAAATGCCCAGCTTGCTGCCGCTCTGGTATGGCTTCCACACACCGCTGCCCAGCGCAAGGGCAACGGCCAGAATACGCCTTTTGCGCGGGGAAATGACCCGCTGCAGCTGGGTGTTGATCCAGTCAGCCCGCGGGCTGCCCTCCACTTTGACCTCCAGCTCCAGCGTGGTCAGGCGCGCCAGCTCGGAGCAGATCAGGGACGGCAGTCCCAGCGTCAGGGTCTCCGGGTTATGGTTCATCGGCAGGCCGTTAATCGCCGCGTCATACCAGCCCTCGATTGCCTGCTGCATCCGATCCGTGACCAGCGTCTTGCACCCGATCACGTTCTCAATGTCTGCGTGGTTTATCATGCGTTCTGCACACCTCTCTTTTGCCACACATCTTCCAGCGCATACCGGGCCATATCAATGCTGTGGTTTGCAGCATCCACATAGCCGGGCATCACCTCGCCGGTCTTTTTGTCTATGGCATACTCATACTCGGAAAACTCCCGCGCCGTCCACGGGCAGCGCACCGGGTCGATCACGATCTCTGCACGGCTTTGCAGCCACTTCATGCCGTCTGTCACGCTGGTGCCGCCGTTGGCTGCGTACTTGTGGCAGCCCCGCAGCCCGCGGTACCCCAGATCGCGCAGTGTAGCGATTGACCGGTTGGCCGCGCTGTCACCCACGATGTCATCCAGCAGGTGGGGCTGCAGCACCTGCGCCAGCGCGGCGTCCGTCTCCCGCTGCGCCCGGTGCTCCTCGAAAATATACACGGTCTGCCGGGCGTGGTCATAAGACAGCCCGCCGAAATGGTTCGGATCCGGGTACCAGCCAAAGTCCAGCCCGTAGTACCGGCGGTCAAACCCTGCGATCTCCTCCCGGGTGATAGGCCGCAGTGTGATGTTGGTAAACACCTGCTGCCCGCAGCCCACCACCTCGCCCATATACTCGTGGGCGTATGCGATGGGGTCTCGCTGCTTCAGGGTCTCCGCGTCATCGAAAAAGCGGGGACCCAGCCAGTCCGGCGGGGTGGTCAGGTAGGTGGTATGGTGCCGGAATTGCTTGGGCTTGGGCTCCCGTTTGTACCGGTTGACCCAGTGCCGCGCCATGGCCGGGCTGTTGAAGGTTTTGAAGGAAAAGCTGAAGGGGCCACCGCGGAAAACAGACTGCTCCACGTTTCGGATCTCCTCCGGGCCATCAAACTGATCAAATTCTTCAAAGTGCATCACGCCGAAATAGCCGAACGGTACCGCAATAGATTTCAGCTTGCCGGGGTCATCCAGACCGTAAAACTGGATCGTCTGCCCGGTGGGGATATAGGTCAGGGTGTACGGCTTCTTGGTTTGCTTCCACAGGTGCCGGATCCCCATGCGATCAATGACGCGGTTATACTCCGGCCAGACGCTGGTGGCAATGGTGTTGCCGACTTTACGCAGCACTACCGCGTGAATGTTCGGGGTGCGCATGATCAGCAGTACTACTTCCGTAGCGGAAAAGGTAGACTTCAGGCTGCCGCGCCCGCCATCGCCCAGATACTCGTTATACTCGCCGGACCAGATCGCTGTATGGGCGGCGTAGTACTCCGGGATGATCAGATCACTTAGCTTCAGCTGCTTCGGCGCCAGCAGGTTCTGCTGCGGGCGGGGCCGTCTTTGGGATGTCATCCACGAACACCACCTTCCCGTCATACCCACGCAGCTCTGGGTGCTCGCTCCATTGCTCGGGTGCTCGATTTTTTAGAAAAAAGCACATCGCGCCCAGATCACCGGACAGTGCTTTCTTGTACAGCGCGTCCTCCACAGCAGCAACGGCAACTTCCTTGCCGTTTGCAACCGCCTGCGCAATTGATTTGTTTTCGGTACACCAGCGCCGAAACGTGCGCACAGGCACGTCAATGGCCGCGCAGATCTCGGCCTGCGTCAGTCCCTGCATGGCAAGCCGCTGCAAGCGCAGCAGCCCGGCGGGAGTGTCCCATTTGCTTATTTTAGACTTGCGGGCCAACAGATCACCTCCGAAATAAAAACGGCACGCACTGGCCTGCTGTGGGCCATGCGGGAGGAGGTGGCCCGCGTGCGTGCCGTTTTGGCTAAGATGCACCGGGAGCGGAAAGGAGTAGGAAAAACGCCCCCGGCGGGATAGCAAAAAGAAAAGCTATCTCCGGTGAGCATACCAGAGATAGCTTTCAGAAAACGAACGGTTTTACTTTTTCTTCTTCGGAGCTGCCTTTTTGGCAGCGGTGCGGGTGCTGGCCTGCCCGGTGGCAAAGTTCAGCTTCTTGGGCTTGTCGGATCCGGTGCCCATAGCGGCGTACATGAACATGGGCTTCACCTCGCCGTTGTTCTTCATCACCACCATGCCGTCCCCGATGCCGCCCGCCTTGGGAGCAAAGAACCAAGCGTCCCCGTAGTCAAGGCACACAGCGGTTTTGGGATCACGGGCAAGAGCTTTCTTTTTGGCGTCTGCATAGTTTACGGCCATTGTAAAATCCTCCTAGATCAGTGCTTGCTGGGCTGTACAAAGATGCCCACTTTGTTGGGATCGGGCTGCATATTGTCAATGCGCATCAGGTGCGTCTGGGACATGGTGATGTGTTTTGACATGGCGCTCAGGTAACCGGTGGACGGTTTCTGCCAGTTGTACGCCTGCGGCTCTACAAAAAGGGTCTGACCGTTCCGGCGCTCCGCGATAAAAACGTGCCCGCACCTGCCGCCCTTATAGGTGATCTGCACTACTGCGCGGGCACCCTCGCCCCAAGATGCCATCTGCTTCTCCACGGCCTTCTGCGTGGGGGTGCTTACCAGTGACGCAGACGAACCGCCCTGCATGAAGGTGGTCCACCCGCGGTTGTACGCGGGGTCGGTCATGCTCCGCGTTCTGGGCTTTGCTTCCACGTCATAGCCGCGGCGGCGCATCTCATACGCCCAAATGCAGCGCTGGCAGTTTGTCCGATATTCTTCGCCCTTTGCGTAGTTCGGGTTTGCGTCCCGGGCAGCGGGGTCAACTTCCATCGGCCGCCCGCGCACACCGGCGTAGCGGCTCAAAGGGTCGTTGGGATCCGGCAGGATGCTGGGCTGCTTAGGGACAAGCGGATTGATGACGGCCGGCAGAAAACGCTGCCCGCCGCCCTTCTTGGAGGAGGAACTGCTGGACTTTGGCATGATGATCTCACTTTCACTATATCATTTTCGGATGCGCTTTTCAATGCTTGCACTGAAGGGCGGGATATGGATCAGCGGCCCGGCGTACACCTCCCGGAGCCATTCCGGCGCTGCACCGTACCACAGCAGCTGACTGGGGCGCAGGGTGCCCAGAACGTACTCCACCTCTTCCCGCAGCTGACTGACCCGTTGCTTTTTATTCATATCGCTGACGCTTGACATACAGATCGGCGCGTTGGCGGGGATTCCGTCCAGCGCCCATGCTGCCAGATCCTCCCGGTAGATCACATAGGGCACAACGCGGATCCCGCATTCCTGCCAGTACGCCGCGCACCACATTTTGCGGTAGTGGTTGTAGAGGTTCAGCGCACCCGGCCAGTCGCCGTACTGTGAGAAGTCCGGGGCGATCACATAGTCAAACCGGGACAGCAGATCTAGATACCTGTCCGGGGATGCCCAGACCCGTTCAAACTGGTAGTCATCCAGAAAGAAGTGCAAGCCCTTCCCGGCGGGTGCTGTCTCGGTGAGTGCGTAGTTGAACCCCTCCCACACGATACCGTCCGGCACGGGCTCCACAGGTGCCATTGCCGGGATGCCGTAGGGGCTGGCGCTGTCGAACACAGAGATCTGGGTGTTCTGCCAGCTGCGTTCTGCCTTGTATGGCCGGTCACGCTCCAGCGGATCCTCCTCTGCCTCGGGCTCCGGTTCTTCGGGCTGTACCGGGGTCAACAGATCCACCGGCAAACCAAACTTTGCGGGGTCAAAGGTCAGCTGTGCCAGCTCTGCAGACAGCACCGGCAGATCCCACTCGGCCACTTCGCTGGTGCTGTTGTCTGCGATACGCAGCTCTTTGGCCTGCTCCGGGGTCAGCTCTGCAGCCACGATCACAGGCACGGTGGACAGCCGCAGCCGCTTTGCAGCCTTGTACCGGGTGTGCCCGGCGATAATCACGCCGTCCCGGTCCACGATGATCGGGCTTTGAAAACCATACTCCCGGATGCTGTTGGCTACCGCGGTCACCGCCTTGTCGTTTTTCCGCGGATTCTTCTGGTACGGCTTAATGTCTGCCAGCTTACGATATTCAAGCGCGTGGTCTGCGCAGCGCATAGAAAAACACCTCCCGCGGTAATCTATTTTCAAGACTACCGCAAGAGGTGCTTCCGAAACGAACAGGTTATAACTGCGCGATCACCCGGGTTGCCATCATGCGCACGCTGTCCGGGGTGTTGCCGCCGCCGATCATGCAGGCCACCTTTGCCCAGCTGACCTTACCGGCGCCCAGAAACGCGATCTCCAACACGCGCAGGGTAAGCGGATCCTGTACCCGCGAAATGTACGCCCGGCGCTCCGCTCTGGAAAGCCGCCGGAAAGCCCGAATACTCATAGATTAGCCCCTTTCTTTGATATACGACTTCAGCGCCTGCATTAAGGCGTTCTGGTTGCGGTCTTTGCTGTTCAGTGCTTTTACCACCAGCTCATCCGCGCCGTGCTTCACGATCAGCCGGTGCACGATCACGCTCTGCTTCTGACCCTGCCGGTAAAGCCGGGCTTCGCCCTGTGCGTACAGTTCCAAACTCCACGGCATACTGTACCAGATCAGGTGATGCCCGCCCTGCTGAAGGTTCAGCCCGTAGGCACAAGAGGCAGGCTGCGCCAGCAGCACATCAATCTCCCCGGCGTTCCATGCTGCCGCGTCCCTGTTATCCCGCAGCACAGCCACGCGCAGGCCGCTGTGGTTGTGTTTCAGGGTCTCCACAAGCTGCTCCTCATCAAAGCGAAAATGGTAAAATACAAGGGCTTTCTGCCCGTCCAGCTGGTCGATCAGCTCGTCAAAGGCGTCCAGCTTGCAGCGGTGGATCTGGTGCATCTGGCCGTCATCATCGTACAAGCTGCCATTGCACAGCTGCAGCAGCTTGTTGGTCAGGGACGCCGCCTGTTGGGCTGTAATGGCTTCGCCGTCCACCTGCAGCAGGCACTTCTTCTCCATGGTTTTATAAGCCGCAGCGGCCTTTGCATCCAGCACAACGGGCACGTCCTCCACAATCTTTTCCGGCAGCTCCAACAGATCGGCTGCTTTGAAACTCAGCACCAGATCAGAGATCTTGCGCCGGATCGCATCGCCCGCCCCGTCCTTGGCTTCCCAGCTGTATTCTGTGGGCCAGAAATAGGCCTGCCGGTAGTGCGTAACGTACTTGCCCAGCCGCTCCCCCTGATCCAGCAGATAGATCTGCGCCCAGAGGTCCAGCAGGTTGTTGGGCGCCGGGGTGCCGGTCAGTTCCACCACCTTGGCGATCTTCGGGCGCACAGCCTTCAGCGCCTTAAACCGCTGGGCAGCATGGTTCTTGAAACTGGATGCTTCGTCCAGCACCACCATGTCAAAAGGCCAGTGTCTGCCATAGTACCCCACCAGCCAGTAGCAGTTTTCGCGGTTGATGATATACACATCTGCCGGGGTGTTCAGGGCTGCAATGCGCTGTGCCTCGGTACCCAGCACAGTGGAGATCCGCAGGTGCTGGAGGTGATCCCACTTCTGCGCCTCGTCCTGCCATGTAGCTTCTGCCACCTTCTTTGGCGCCACAACCAGCACGCGCCGGATCTCGGCGGCATCGTAGATCAGGGTATCAATGGCGGTCAGGGTAACTACGGTTTTGCCCAGACCCATCTCCATCCACAGCCCAACACTGGGCTTGTCAATGATCGCGTCAATAGCCGCTTGCTGATACGGGTGCGGCGTGAAATGCTGCATAAGGTTTGACCTCCTCTTTTTTTATGGCGCGGGTCAGTCGGGGCTCTCTTGACCGGCAAGCGGATCGTCCCACCAGTCATCATCCCAGTCATCTGAATAAGACGTTACCCGGCCAAGGCTTTCCGTGCTCAGCTGACACGCAAGCTGCGCCGCCTGCTCGACTGTGCTGATCTCGCAGCAGGAAAAACCCAGCCCTGCCAGCTTTTCCCGCCACCACTCCTGCAGCCCGCCTGCTTTGACCTTTGCCCCGGGGCGCTTCAGTTCCACAAAAGCAATGACGCCGCCGGGAAAGAGGATCATCCGATCCGGCACGCCCGTGTGTCCGGGGCATACCCACTTCAGGCACAGCCCGCCTTCGTCCTCCACGGCCTTCCGCAGGGCGGCTTCTACCGTTCTCTCTCGCATTTTGTACTCCTTTACTCGATCCGGCTGTCAACCAAACCCGAAAATTTGAAGTTGACGGGAAAAATGCAGCAGTGGAGCCACTTTTCCGGCATCTGTCAACGTTGTCAACCAAAATGTCTTATATACCCTCGCGGGCACAAGCATACAAGCGTGTGCGCCTTATGCGTGTGCTTGTTTTCTTCTTTTCTACTTCTTCTAGTAGATTTTATAGTTGACAAGGTTGACAGAACAAGAAAAACGGCTTGATTGCTTGCTTTTCAGCGTCAACCAGTTTGTCAACCAAACGAAAACGCCCGGTTGACAACGTTGACAGATTGCTTATTTTCTTCGGTTCTTGGGGAAATTCCGCTTTTTACGTTGACACGGTTGACAGCCGCTTATTTCAGCAGCGCCTCGCTCTCACAAAGCGCCCGGCAGACGGTGCACTTCGTCAGTGGCTTGTCCAGCCAGAGGTTGAAAAGATCACATTTCGGTGCATTCCATTCAGGCGGTGCTTTGCGCCCGTGCGTGCGGTTCCGTACTTTGTAGAACCGGCACACCTGATAGTAACCTTCTGAATCTTCGGGAAATGCACAGCCCTGTTCCGGCACTAAAACCGGCGAGTGGATTATGATGCCCGGTGTTAAGTCTGCCATATTTACTGCTCCTCTCTGACCCATACCCGCTGCGTACCATAGGGGCCGCAGCGGCGGCTGTTCTTCAGGTTTACCCATCCGGGGATATTTGCCAGCACCGCGGAAATACGCTTGGATTGCTGCCGATCAAGTTCCCTGCCGGTGCGGTCGATGCACTCCCGCCAGATCTCGTTAACGCATACGCTGGTGCGCTGCACCGTGTTTTCTGCGCTCTGACCGGAGGTTTCCCAGTAGCAGATCCGCTGGTCAATATCGCGTTTCATCCAGTCTGTGGGCACCGGACGGTTCAAAAAGTCCTCGATCTGACCCTCCCACGGGTCGCGTTCCATGTGCGCCTGCTGCTCTGCCACGGCAGCCGCCAGCAGGTCATCCCGCAGGATCAGCTCCTCACCCTGCTGGTAGCGTGCAACGGCTTCAGCCCAGATCTGATCTACCTCTGCAGGGGTCAGATCGTCATGCACCAGCTTCGTCCGGCGCTCAAAACTGCAATCTATGGGCCAGTAACGGCGGTTTCCGGTGGCGTCCCGCAGGAAGTCGGTGCTGTTGGAGGTGCCGAAAAACACACAACGGCGGGGATACTGCACCGTTCTTCGGCCATAAGCCGCCCGGTATCTGTCCTCGGTCTGGCTCAAAAACTGCTTTGCCGCCTCGCTCTCAGAGCGGGAAAAAGCCGTCATCTCGCCCAGCTCTACGATCCAGACGCCGCGCAGATTTTCGCGCGCTTCCTTGCCGTCAAAGCTGGTGATCGAATCATTGAACCAGTCCCGCCCCAGACGAGAGAGCAGCAGGCTTTTGCCGATGCCCTGCTTGCCGCTCAGAATGCAAATCTGGTCAAACTTGCACCCCGGACGGAAGCAGCGCGCCACGGCAGCCACCAGCATTTTGCGGGTGACAGCGCGGGTGTAGCTGTTGTCCTCGGCGCCCAGATAGTCGATGAACAGCGTATCCAGCCGCTCCTTGCCGTCCCACGTCAGCCCGGACAGATAGCTGCGCACCGGATCCTTGGCGTGGCGGCTGCCGGTCAGGGCTACCGCGTCCGCTGCCTTGGCGGTACCGCTGAAGTGGTAGACCGTTTCCAGATACCAGCGCACACCGGCGTCATCCTCGTCAGCCCAGTCCCGTTCACCGTCACGCCCCGGCCACGGGAACGGACCGGCGCACCGCAGACGGTCTGCAAAGGTGTCCTGCCAGATCTTGCCCTTCAGCACCGGGTCGTTCTCAAGGATCATCCACGCGTTCTGCGTGGTGCACGCCAGCGCGCCCTTCTGGGTACGGATCAGCTGCTTCTGCCAGTCCTCGGCATCGTCCGCAGCTTTCTCCGGCTCCTGCCGGGGGTCATCCTCTATCGGGGAGAACCCGGACAGCGCGTTTTTAACGGTCTCGTCCCGCAGCCGCGCCGCAGTCGGGCCGTCACTCTCGGCCAGCGTGCGCATCTGCTGCCAGCTGGGCAGGGACGCTGTGGGGGTGCCGGGGGTTACGTCTGTATCGAGATCCCCGAAGCGGTGGATCCGCACCAGATCCCACGCGTTCAGCAGCTTGCCCCCGGCGGGATCCGTGCTGTGGTGGCTGTAAATAAAGTGATCATCATCATACAGCACAGCGCCCGCGGTGGTGCTGCCCAGCGCATAGGTCAGGCGCCCGGGGCCGGCGTCCACATAGACGCCCGGCAAAAACTTCTCGATCGCTGCCGGAATGTCGTATTCCCGGCAGAAAGCGCCCACGGCGCCGCCTTTGGCTGTGGGGTCGGCCTGCTTGCCGCCGGGCAGCGTGACCGTCTCAGAGGGGCAAGCAGGCCACTGCCGCACGTCATGCCAGTCCAGATAGGCGTCCAGCAGATCCGACACGGCAATGCGCTCACCGTCCGGGGTGTACTCGCACACCCACTTGCTGTCTGCGCTGCGGCTGGGCCAGTACATCAGGCGCTCGTTTTCAAAGGTGGTGCGGTCAAAGACCACCATTTCAGGATCCAGCATCTGTGCCAGCATCCGGGCGCAGGGCTGGTACTCCTCCGGCTGCATCACGCGATCTGTAGGAAAGATCGCCCGCAGCCGGGGGTGCTCCGGGTCATGCTTCCGGGTGGAGTAGACCGCCGCCGTGCCCATGGCCTTAATGGCAGCCACCCACTGCTCTGTGCTGCCGGGGGCGCAGTTGTCCATATCCAGCGTGATCAGACTGCGCCCGGTGCAGTAGCCGCGGCGGCGCAGGCCGTTCCGCAGGCTGCCGCCCACAAAGCCGCCCACGTCCTTGCGCTTGTCCTGCTCGGCCTTGGGCAGCGCCATGTACTCTGCGTGGGTCTCGGCGCCACAGTTGCGCTCCATTCGGGTTGAGAGCGTGGCGGTAAAGCCTTTCCAACTCAGGTCATGCAGTCCCCACTCGGTTTCTGCCCGGCTGCCGCCCACGCATAGCATAATCGGTGTAGCGCTCATTTGTCTTTGTCCTCCTTCAGCGGGCCATATTTGAACAAGCCCGCATCCCACTTGGCCTTTGCCTCGGCCTGAGTATGGCCACGCTCACCGACCCTGCCGCAGCGGGTACAGACCACTGACCAACCTCCGTCACTGGCGTATTTGCTCTTACGGTATCTGGTCAACCCGACTGAATTACTGGTGCAGTTCTTCGGAACCAGTACCATCGCCCCGCAGGGACACTGGAACCACTCCGAGGAAATGCTGGCTTTAGTCTCTTTCTTCTGGGTCATCTTACAGTTTCCCTCCAGTCCTTTGACGGGATCACATGGACTTCCAGCCGGCGCAGGATGCGCATGGCCTTGTCCACGCCCTTGGCCTCGTTGTAGCGCTTGGCAGCCATCAGGGCGTCATATTCCGTCTGCAGGCGCCGCAGGCTGCTGTCGAGAGAGACAGCGTACACAGCAGCGCCCTCCAGAATGATGGAATTTTTTTTTGTTGTGCTCATGGCCTTAGTCCTTCGTGAAAAAGTCACCGTACCAGCCTGCCGCGTTCAGGGGCAGACCCTGCGCCCAAGGGGGTACAATGCTCATAATGTCGATAACGTTCTGCAACGCCCACTCTGTATCTGTGGTATGCCGGGACGGGTATTCAATCACCACTTCGTCATGGACGTGAAACACCACCCGGTAGTTCGCCCGGCGCAGGTTGTCCAGTGCAAAGGCCAGACAGTCACGGCCCACGGCTTGGGTCAAGTTCTCGGTCAGCTTACCGCCGTAAGTCTCGGATTCAGACCAGTGGCCGTAGTCCCACTCTTTGTAGGTGATCCGGTCATCCTCGGTGGTGCCGGGATCTGCGTAGAACAGCTTGCGCCCGCTGGGCAGCTGCATGGTCAGGAACGGAAAAGGACACTCCGGGGTCATCTCCTTGCGGAAATACACACCCGCCCGCGGGCAGGTGGTTCTACCAGTGCGGATCGTCCGCACTGCGGCCTGCTGCATCCGGCGCCACAAGGCGCAGATCTTCGGGTTTTGTCCCCGCCAGCGGTTTACAATATCCTGCAGCCCGGCATCGTCCAGACCCAGCTGATCGCCGCCCATGCGCTTCATGGCACCCACGCCGCCCTGATAGCCCAGCGCCAGCGTTGCCACCTTGCCGCGCTGCCGGTACTTGTAGTTCGGGTTGCCTTTGACGATGCTCTCAAACGGCACGCCGAAAATACGGGCTGCGGTGGCCTCGTAAATCTTGCCGGTGGTGCGGAAAACATCCAGCACCCAGTCCTCCCCGGCCAGCCAAGCGATCAGCCGTGCCTCGATCGCGGAAAAGTCCGCATCAATGAAGGTGTACCCCTTGCCGGGTACCAGCGCCGTGCGGATCATCTGACTTAGTGTGTCATTGACGTTACCGGTCAGCAGCTCGATGCTGTACGCATCGTGTAGCTTAATGATTCTGCGCCAGTCCTCTTGGTGGTCAAGGTATGTACGGGGCAGGTTCTGCACCTGCAGCAGCCTGCCAGCCCAGCGCCCGGTGCGGGATGCACCGTAGAACTGCAGGGTGCCGCGCACCCGATCATCCGGGCCCGCACAGGCGGCAATGGTGTCGTACTTGGTGCAGCTGGTTTTGCCCATCTGCTGACGCAGCTCCAGCACCCGCCGGGCATCTGCCGGAAGATCCCCGGCCAGAGCGTGCGCCACGGCGTCCTTGGTCAGTCCCGGCAGATCAACGCCGCGGTTATGCAACCAGCCCAGCAGCTGATCCCGGCTGTTCGGGTTTGCCAGCCCGGTCAGGGTCGTGCACTCAGCGGTCTGCTCCTTCTCAACCTGTGCGGCGCAGCTTAGTGCACCGTTCACAAGATCCATATCAACTGCCACGCCCATGGCGTTCATTTCCACGTCATCCCGCCACTGCTGCATCAAAGCCTCTGGCACCGGCCAGTGCGCAAGGCGCCGGTCATTGGCGCGCTCTGCGATCACGTCCATGCCGTTGTACTTTTCGAACAGCTTCCACTTGGCAGGGTCGTGCGCCGGCAGGTTGCGGGTGCGCCCGCCGTTGCGCTTTGTGGGCTTGCAGGGCTTGCAGAAGTAGCCGATCAGGGCTTTACCTTCCTTCATTTTCAGCGCATCCTCCGGCTGCTGCAGCACCTTGCCCAGCGCGCCCAGTTGGGCAGGCAGGCCGCAGTACAGTGCATGGATCATGCTGCACTCCCACTGCTGCAGCCAGAGCACCCGCTGCTCCCAGCTTAGTCCCATGGCTTCCGACAGACACCACCACTCAAAAGCGGCGTTGTGGGCTCGCTTGGTGTAGCTGTCATCCAGCAGCCACGGCAGCTGCTCCCGCAGAAAATGCTTGGTGTCCGGCCAGCTTGTCAGGTCAATGACCCTTGGGATATCGGATTCTTCAGAGACGTATCCGAACAGCAGCACCTGAAACTCTGGATCCTGTGCGTACCGGAAAAGCCCGACTTCGCTGATGTCCTGTGGGGAATAGGTCTCAATATCAACCGTGATGATTTTCACAGGGCAGTCCTCCTTTTGAAAAGAACCGGGTGCCGTTTCGGGGCACCCGGCGTATTACTTAGCCCAGCATATCGGCTGCATCATCGTCCAGCACGTCAAAGCCTTCCAAGCTGCTGCCACCGCTCAGACGCTCACCGTCACGCACCTTCTGGATGACCTCCAGCCCGGCGCCGATGCCCTTGTTACCGCTGGCGCTGAAGCTGAACAGACCGATCTTCACGTTGGCGTAGCAGCCGCTGTACACCTCGTCCTGATCCAGCACGTCATTGCACTGCCGATCAATGATGCGCGGGTGGCGCTTCTCGCTGGCGTTGGCGTTGATGAAGTAGCAGCCGGCGTAGTTTTCATCGTCCTTCTCCTCGTCACCATCACGCAGCGGAGACTTGAAACTCTTCTCCGGGGGCAGCTTGCCGCCCCACTTTGCCAGCGCCACAGGATCCTTCTTGATCCGCTCGATCATGGCCTGCAGACGCTGCACCGTCTTGGTGTCGCTCTTGGGGATCAGCAGGCAGCAGCTGTACTTGGGATCGCCGGTGCCGTTGACCTGCTTGGGCTCCCAGATGTTGGCGTAAGACAGGCGGCAAGGGATGATAATTTCATTTGCGTTCATAGTTAGTCCTCCTCGGCTTTGAAGCCGTCCAGATTGTTATAGGCAGGGCGCGGGTCGCTGTCATTGGCCAGCTTAGGCGCGCCCGGCGCTTTCGTGATAAAGGCAGACATGGTCTCAGCAAACTTCTTCTTGCCGATCATCTTTTCTGCTACGGTAAGGGAGATGGGGGTGCGGGTGTACAGCATGGCCTCGTCAATGCCTGCAGCCTGCATCTGCCGGAAAGCCGCGTCCTGATCGCTCCATTTGCGAGTGCTGCGGCCTTCCACCAGCTTCCAGCCGGGGATCTGGTGGCCGTCCAGCAGAGCCTGCTGCGCGTACTCCTCCAGATCACGAGCATAGTCAGCCAGTCCCACCAGCTTCCGCAGCCACTCGCCCAGCTCCTCGTCGGAGAGTGTAGCGGGCTGCGGCAGAGGTTCAAACCCGGCCAGATCGCCGTACTTGTCCTGCCATGCCCGGCAGGTGGGATATGCCTTGCAGAAACGGCACTGCTTTTCGCCCGGAGCAAAGTTACCCTTGCCCTCCCATGCCAGCATGGCCGCTGGCTGCAGGGTCTTTTCAGCCCAGTCCAGCAGATCCGCAAGCGGCATTTCAAAGGTTTCCGGCTCTTCTTGGATCCGGGGCTGCACGATGCTCATGCGCACGGTCTGGATCTCGTCTGTTGCGGCGAACAGAGCATACGCGCCCAGCGCGTAATACATCAGCTGAGGGTTGTTCTCGCAGCTGACCGGGACGCCCTGCCCGTACTTGAAATCCACGATATGCAGCACGCCGTCCCCGATCAGCAGGCAGTCGCAGGTGCCAAAGCCTCCGGGCACCCACTGTTCCACATTGACCTCCTGTTCAATGAACACGCCGGGGCGGGCGCCAAAACCAAGCCACAAGTGATAGATAAAGTCCACATATTGATTGGCTGATTTGAGCATTTCCGGTGTAACGGTTCCTTCCCCGCCGTACCAGTCATACATCGGATCAAGCGGCTTACCCTTCGCCCAGCCGATAAGGTTGTGGCGGAGTGTATATTCACACAGTTCATGCGCCCGGCTGCCTTCCTCGGCATACTGGCTGGATCCACCTTCCATGTTCTCCGTCAGGCGGGCAGAGGGCGGGCAGGCGATCCACCGGGCAGCGCTGGACGCGCCCAGCAGCGCGTGTTTAATCGGCGGCATCGAGCTCCTCCTTGATCTTGCACAGCTGCTCCCACACGGCGGTGTAGCTGTCCTCCGGGATCTTCGACACCATCCGGGCACCGGTGGAGTTGATGACCTTCTGGACTTCCTTGCTCTTGCCCGCAGCGATCAGGGAGCGGGCAAGGTCGCGGATCTTGGTCAGCTGCTGCTCCGGGGTGATGGCCGGGGCGTCCGTGTTTTCGGGCTCAGCAGGCTGCTGCTCTGCCACGGGCTCCGGCTGCTCAGCGGGAGCGGGCACCGGATTCTCGGCAGGAGCGGCTGCGGGCGCCGCTGCGGGCTTTTCCGGCGCAGCGGGTGCAGGGCGCTGCTGCTTTGCCGGAGCCTTTGCGGGCTTGCTCTGGGACTTTTCCAGAGGGGTGGTGTTCAGCTGCTGTAAAGCGGTCAGCAGTTCGGCGGCGCTCTCGCCGTTGATAGTCAGTGTAAAAGTCCTGTCTCTTATACACATCTCCGAGCCCACGAGACTGCAGCTAATCTCG